GACGAGACTACTTCAGTAATAATGACTGGGGCTAATCATGTCACAGATATTTTAGAGAATTTAGAAGACGTTGCAATTCTTAGTCTTTCGCTGAACATTAATAATAATTTAAGAACAAGATTACAAGTTGGAACTCTCGGCGTCGCGAGTATGGGGTTTGGAACTGTTGAGATAACTGGATCAATATCACTTCATTTATTAACAGCAGATTTATTCGATAAATATTTAGACCAGGATGTTACATCGATAGTTCTTGCTGTGAGGGATGCAGATGGAAATGGTTATGTTATTGAACTTCCATCTGTTAAAATTATCGATGGGACGAGAAATGCTGGTGGTATAAATACTGATGTTATTGGTGATTTTGAGTTCCATGCATATATGGATGCAACTGAAAAAATATCAATTCGTATTGCAAGATTCCCAGTTTCAGAATATTTTGAAGGTAGCATTGCTGCTGTAGTAATACTTGCTGGTAGTTTAACAGGCATAGCTTAATTCTTACATGAATATTAAAAATAAAGTAGTATAACACTTTAATTATTAACAATTTCGAGGAGGACTTAAAAATGGCGAACATCGAAAGTATTAAGACAGATGTTAAGAAAGAAGAAGGCGGAGTTTGGGTTGATTTCGCAGAAGGAATCAAGTTAAAAATTGCTCGTGCTCGTAACCCAAAATATCAAGAGCTACTTCGTAATCTTGTTGAACCAAAAAAGAAAGATATAAGAGGCGATAAACTAACAATTGAACAACTCTCCGATGTTCTTTTAGAAGTGCGAGCACACACTGTTCTTTTAGATTGGAAAAATATTGAAGATAATAATGGTGCAACCATACCGTATTCTCCTGATAAAGCAATGGAATTTTTTAGAGATCCAGAGTTGAAGGATTTTCATACTTTCGTCGTTGCAATATCAGAAAATGCAGACCAGTATAAAAAAGATTTAGTTAAAGACTCGGAAAAAAACTAATAAACTTCCTACTCTGGAATATAGAGTGGGGAGTCTGGTATAGTAAGTTGAAAGCAGTTGGAAAAGAAGGGAAACATCCAAAGCCAAAACTACATAATGATTTACTTTTTATTTGGGATGCTTTTGCTGCTTTATCTTCATCAAGAAACAATCAGATTATTGTAATAAATACAAAGTCTGGCCTAAGAAGTGTAACTAACTATGGATATATTCTATTTTCTGAAATAGAATCTTGGTTAAATTTAAATGGAATTTTTAATGTCGAAAGGCGACAAGAAGTTGCCCACTTTATTCGCATCATGGATGAAGAATATATTAAATTTATGCGAGAAAAACATATAAAGATTTAGAAAAGGTAGGTTATTAAAATTCCTTCACTTGATGTTGCCATTAACGCCCTCCGTGCCCAATATGGAGCTAAACAATTCGACGATGCTGCTAAGAAAATTAAACGCAGTGCGAAAGAAGTCGATGTTGGTGTAAAGTCTAACGAGAAATCTTTCAAAAGTCTCGGCACACAAATGAAGACTTTCGCTGTAGGTATGGTTGGACTTGCTGCAGTATATAAAGGATTAAGATTTGCAGTATCATCAGTAAAAGAATTTGCAGCTTTTGAAACACAACTTGCAAATATTTCAACCATGCTCGATGATCAGACGATGGACTTTCTCCCTGGTTACAAAGCACAGCTCGCAAGTTTAGCAGTTGAATTTGGGCAAACAACTGAAACACTCTCTAAAGGTTTATATGATATTCTATCTGCATCTGTTGGTGCAGCAGATGCTGTAGGTGTTCTTAGAGCAGCATCTAAAGCAGCAATAGGTGGCCTTACTACAACAGCAGTTGCTGCTGATACACTTACAACTGTTATGAATGCTTATGGTATGGAAGCCGGGGACGCTACAAAGGTAAGTGATGTTTTGTTCGCTACTGTAAAAGGTGGCAAATTAACCTTTGCAGAATTAGGCGGCTCTATAGGAAAAGTTGTAGCTATCGCAGCGACGGCCGGATTATCGTTAGAAGAAGTTTCAGCATCCATTGCGACTATGACGAGAATGGGTATTAATGCAGACATGGCAATGACTGCATTAAAGGCAATGCTTACAGGATTTGTTAGCCCCACGAAAGAAGCAGTTGCTGCTGCTAAGATATTCGGATTAGAATTAAACTCAAATACGTTGCGTACCATTGGCATGACTGGAGCAATGCAACTCCTTGCAAACGCTACTATTGAAGAGACAGCAGCAATATTCCCTAATGTTCGTGCTCTTCTCGGATCAGAAGCTACAAGAAAGAACGTAGTAGCTTTAATTGGTGACCATAAAAAAGCATTGAACGCTGCGGGGCTGGCAGAAATAGCATATCGAAAGAATGCTGCTACAACTGAGATAGCACTTGCTAAAAACAGAGAGTTATGGATTAGTATCAAACGTGATTTGGGTGAGGGAATCGCACCGCAAGTTAATACTTGGCTTCAAGGTATGTCATTGCTTGCTAAAGAGTGGAAATTTGGTTGGACATCGATGGTCAATGCTCAAAAGAATGCACAAGCTGAAATAAATGCCCAACTTGAAGAGCCAGATATAATTACAAAATTTAATCTAAGTAGGAAAAAGGAGGCTGACGATCTCGTAAACGCTGCTAAAGAATTTGCTAAAATTCAGAAATCAGTAATGAAAGATATAGCAGAAAAGGAATTTGTTGGGCCTATACAAATCCCAACAGCGAAAGTAGACACTGGTGCAGCAGAAGAAGCAGAAAAAATTAAGCAGGCAGCAAGGGATCAAACAGAAGCATACCGAAGGATGTATGATGATCTTGGTGAGATGGGAAATGCCAGTTATGAAAATCGGCTTAAACTTCTTAACTACGAAAAGGAAGATTACGCAACATTCATCAAAGATAAAGAACTTTTAGACCAATGGTATTCCGCTAAAAAGGGCGAAATTGATACAGAAATGAAGATAGCTTCAGATGAAGCATTAGCATATCAAAAAGCTCAGAAATCAGATGCTACAAGATATTATGATGACCTTTTGGAATATGAAGCAGATAGGCAAAAGGCTATATTAGATGGGCTTGGTGGTGTTGGTGATGCAACAGAAGCAAGTTTGTCTTCTGCTTTTAAAAACATGATTACTGAAGGTGAAAGTCTCAGTGATGCTATGGATTCAGTTTTTGCAAGTATTGGAGCATCTTTCGCACAACTTGCAGCAGATATGATTGCTCAAGAATTAATGCTCCAATCAGTAAAATTAATGTTAGGTATTGGTGGCGGAATTGCTGGTATTTTTGGTGCTGGTGCTGGTGCTGGTGCTGCTGGTGCTGGTGCTGGTGCTGGTGCAGGAACATGGGGAGCAAGTGCGAAGGGGAATATATTTAGCAATGGCTCTATAGTTCCTTTTGCAAAAGGCGATATTTTAGCAAGCCCTACAATTTTTCCAATGTCAAACGGCGGGATTGGATTAGGTGGAGAAGCCGGAAAAGAAGCAATAATGCCGTTAGGAAGAGACAATCAAGGACGGCTTGGTATAAGAACTGAAGGCGACAATGGTAGCAGCAAGACACCAATAAAAATAATCAACGTGATGGATTACTCGATGGTTCAAGAATATTTAAGCACTGGTGATGGCGAACGAACCGTAGTAAATATAATGAGGCGTAATGCTAATGAAATTCAAGATGTTGTTGGATAATTAAATGAAATATTATTATGTTTATATTCATATTTGTTTAGTAACTGGAAAGCCATATATTGGATGGTCTGCAAATCCTAAAAGACGATGGCATGTTCATTGTTGGGCTAAAGATAAATCAGCTTTTCATAATGCTATTCGTAAATATGGAAAAGAATGTTTTGAGTCACAGATTATTTTTAGAACTGCAAATCTCGAAGAAGTAAAACAAAAAGAAATTGAGTTTATTAGGCAATTTGATTCTTTAGTTCCTAATGGATATAATTTAACAAATGGTGGCGAGGGTGTGAGTGGCTATAAATGGACTGAAAATCAAAAAGAAAATGTAAGAGGCAGAAAAAACCCTCTTTCAAAAGAGCACAAGGAAAAAATAAGGCAAGCACTTAAAGGGAAAAAATTCAGCCCCGTTTCGGAAGAAACAAAGAAGAAAATGAGAGAAGCCCACTTAGGAAAAAAGTTTTCGGAAGAAAGAAAAAGAAAATCAAATACACACTCTACAGAATCAGAAATAAAAAGATTGCAAACCAGAATCACAAAATTAGAACAATATTTAATATAGTGTTGTAAAGTCAGTCACGTGACTTTAATATTTTATTCCTCCTTTTGAAAGGATTTATTATGGGTAGTTTTAGTAATTATTTAGAAGGTGCATTATTGCAACACATTTTTAGCACAGGTGCTGGAAATAACGCCATGGCAGTGCCCGACAAGTACGTCGCACTTTGTACAGTGACAGTCTTAGACACTATGACTGGAACCACAATCACTGAGCCAAGTGGTGGTGGTTATGCTCGTGTAATTTGTCAAACATGGGACGCTTGTGCTGGTGCTGGTGCAACTGAGAATTCGCAGGCCATTACTTTCCCGCAAGCAACCACAAGCTGGGGAAAGATTACAGACTTCGCAATTTGTGATGCGGCGACTGTTGGAAATATGCTGGCTTATGGTGCGTTAACCGTAAGCAAAAGCGTCCAGACAGGCGACACACCGAAGTTTGACACTGGCGATTTGGACATCACCCTTGACTAATTTTTAATTGTATGTATCCTGGCGGCGATGGGCAGGGTATGTATGGCGAAATTCTTTTTTGATGAGGAGACTTAAAATGGCGGATAAAATTATAAACCAAGGCGAAAATAACATTGCAAATAAAACTCAAAAAGTATATTTAGCAATTCTTAATAGTGGAAAATTAAGGCGGGAAATTATTGCAACAGTTATCCCTGCAATGCGAAGAACAGAAGGAATTGAACTTATCTGGGAAAATCCAATGAAGACTTGGGCTAATCCCATCTCAAGTAATCGTAATATGGTAGTGAAACGATTTCTTAAAACAAATTGCGATTTCCTTTTAATGATAGATGATGATGTAGTTCCATTACATAATCCTTGTGAATTAGTCAGAGCAAATATGGACATTATTGGAAGTCCTGCATTAATTGCAAGCCCAGGAGATTTAATGGTTTGGACAGCTTATGTTAAACATATTGACGGTGTTGGGTATATGGCTGTAGATTTGAATGCTATGGATGATATGTTTGACATGCTCCAAGTTGATATTGTTGGGACAGGTTGTATTTTAATAAAGCGAAAAGTTTTAGAAGTATTAAAAGCTCCGTTTCATTGCGAGTTCGATGAAGATGGTGTAATAGCTTATGGAACTGATTTTGCATTTTGTCGCAAAGCAACGAGTGCTGGATTTAAAGTTTATACTACAACACATCGGCGATGTGAACATTATAAAACTATTGGTTGGAATGAACTTGATAGTTGGGATTCTATTAACTACTTTGATAAATCTAATTCCAGATATGGTATGTTCTGGGGTGACTATCATATAACAATGAAAGACTGGCATTTTATTAATGACCAGATTGAAAAAATTAAAACAAATAAACAACTACGAATTCTTGAATTTGGTTCTGGGCTTTCTTCGTTACTTTTATCAGAAGAAAATGAAGTAATAAGTTACGAAACAAATCCAAATCACGCAGAAATAATCAGAGCGAGATGCACTGATAAAAATAATCTTACTATTAAACTTTGGGATGGCCATACTACTCCTGAAGAATTGAAAACATCAATAAATTTCGCGGACAATAATCCGCGAGGACATAAAGAATTCGATCTTTGCTTCATTGATGGACCTGAACCAAAGTTAAAAGGTGGAATTGGAAAAGAGGCAGCAATTCAAATAGCGTCGCAAGTATCAGATCATGTTATAGTATGCGATGCGGGTAGAAGCGAAGAGGAGCAATATCAAAGAAAACATCTGCGAAGTATATTCAAGCTAACAGCAAGAAGCGGAAATCACATCGCAAGATGTCACTATTGGATTCGTCGTCCGAAACCAGTAGAATTAGATGATGTTAGAAAACAATTGGCTGAAAGTATAGGCTAAGATAATCAAGTTAATTGTTCATTATTCGCCGGTTAGTTTGAAAGTGAATAGAACATAGTTAAGGACTAAAATGGCTACTTGGGATTTACTCGATGAAGATTGTTCTGATATTTCCGACTGGACCGATGGGGATGTTGGAAATGGCGTGAGTTCAGTTAACCCCGCAGGACAATTCCAGTTTGTTTCCGGCTCTGTAGGTTTGGGAAACTACGCTTATCGTGCCAGAGATATAGGCAGTTTTCCTAATACTTTTACGTATGAAATAAAAACCTACCACGATGTAGCTGGGACAAGGGCCAACGCCGACTTTCTTAATCTTAATTGCTTCCAAGCGGATGAATATTTTAGCGTAATATTCTGTTCAGACGGACTGTTTATAAATGACACAGATTCCGGCTATACTGAAGTAGGGACTGATTTAGTCAAACAGGGGGGAAGTGCAGAATGGCAGATATGGAGATTTCTTGTAACTTTTGGGTCGGTTGGTGATGGTGATGGTGTTTGTGATGTGTACCTGAAGGACTCTACTCATAACTGGGAAAAAGTAGGTAGTGCTATTCCGTGTAGTAAAGAAGCAGTTTTTCCCGGTGGACTTACATCTCTGGCTCAGTATGGCCAGACAACTGCTAACCAAATAAGCCACGTCGATTACGTAAAAATAGCAACAGGTTTTATATTACCTTTCGTTGGTTCTTCTGCAGGAGTTTCTGGTGCTGAAGGTTCTTTAAGTTTTGCAGAAACAGAAATTGTTGGTTCTACAACAGCAACATTAACCGCATCAGGCACTTTAGAACTTGAATCTGAAATAATTAGTTCTGTTATAGCCACGACAAATGTCGCTGGTTCTTTAGAGTTTGAAACTAAGGCAATAAGTGGAACTGTTGCTGTAACTATAAGCATCACAGGTTCTTTAGAACTTGAACAAAGTTTAATAAGTTCCGCTGATGCTATTTCCAACATCATTGGTTCTTTAGAATTCGAATCAGAATTAATAAGTTCCGCTGATGCTATTTCCAACATCATTGGTTCTTTAGAATTCGAATCAGAATTAATAAGTGCAGCCGCTGCGATTTCCAACATCACAGGTTCTTTAGAATTCGAATCAGAATTTATAAGTTCAGCTGCTGCGATTTCCAACATCATTGGTTCTTTAGGACTCGAATCAGAATTTATAAGCTACGCTGTTGCGATTTCCAACATCACAGGTTCTTCAGAACTTGAGCAAAGTTTAAATAGTTCTACAACTGCGATTTCCAGCATAATCGGTTCTTTATTATCAACTGCTGAAGTCGAGATAATAAGCTCCGCTGTTGCGATTTCCAACTCCATAGGTTTATTAGAACTCGAATTAGAATTAAATGGTTATGTTTCAGAAATCGCAGATGTTATTGGTTATCTTGAGTCCGAATTAAATGGTTCTATTGCAATAATAACAAGTTCAGTTGGTTCATTAAATATTTTAACCAACTTAATAAGCTCTGTTACGAGCATTTCTAATACTTCTGGAATCTTAAATGTTTTAAATCAATTAATCGGTGAAAGTACAAATGGGGCTTCCACTGTAAGTGAAACTAATATTGATAAAAACATAATAAGTTCTATTACAGAAGTCGCTGGTGCTATATGTTCTTTTGATTCTCAACCTGGAATGGGAAGTAGCATTGTTGAAATTTCTGGAATTGCAGCATCTTTAAGTTCATTAAATGTTTTAACTGATTTAACTGGATTTATTGCGAGCACTTCGAGCACTTCTGGATTCTTAGATGTTTTAACACAATTAATAGGCAACAGTACAAATGGAATTTCTTTTCTTGGACGAGTTGCAAAATTAATTAGTTTAATTGGCTCAATAACTGCAGTTTCAAATCTCCCAGATACATCAAATTATTTAGCCATCGTACCGGATTTTGAAGCAGCGACTTTATTCTGGAGGCCACAAGATAGTATTGTTGAAACGTTAGAATGGAAGACGAGTATATTAAATGCTTATGATGGATCGGAACAGCGAATAAAAATACGCCAGACACCAAGACAACTATTTAATTTGAGATTAATTTTAAACACTAATAAAGAAAACACTTGGTTTGACTCTATTATTCATACATGGCAGAAATTGACTTGGTTACTCCCAATATGGTCAGAATACGTTGAGCATACTGCAGATATTAACGCTAAAGATGAATCTATAGAAAATATAGATACGACAAACGCTGATTTTAGAAACGATAGTAAAGCTATGGTTTGGAAGTCAGCGACTGAATATGAAGTAGTTGTTATTGATACAAAAACAGATTCCAATTTAAATTTAAGTTACTCGATGTTAAATTCTTATACTGGTATTAAGTATATTATGCCTGTAAGAACTGCATATTTAATCGCATCAAGCAAAAAAGAAAGATATAACTCAGAAACATCTGTTGTCAACTTAACTTTTGCAGTTTATAATAATGTTGAGTTTACTGATTATGTTCCAAATACAATTTATGATGGTTATGAAGTATTAGATACGCCTGCATTTATGGATGATACACATTCTGAAGATAGTGATGGCGATATTCTAATTACAGATTTTGAAACTGGTATTTTTAAAGTAGAGAGTAGCAGCAACTTTAATTTCTTATCTCAAAGTCATAAGTTTTTTAATGATAATAAAGTTGCTTGTTGGAATTTCAGGAAGTTTCTACATTCTCTAAGTGGGAGACAAAAAACAATTATTATTCCAACTTTTCGTAGTGATGTAACACAAACAGATGATATTGAAACAACAGATACATCTGTTAAAATTGAAAATATTAAACTCGCTACGAACATGGGATTTAACGCACTACGAACTTATATTGGATTTTACTTCACGACGACAGGCGTTTTAATTATAAGAAAGATTAAAGCTATTGTTGAAATTGATGCTAATGAGGAAAGGATTAGTTTTAACACTAATTTAGGTTTAGCTAACCCAGTAGTGAGCGGAGACTGTAAGATTTGTTTTGTCGATAAATGTAGGCTAACATCTGATAGTATTCAAATAAATTGGCAATATGCTAACAGAAATGAATGCAAAACTAATTTTATGAGGGTTCATAATGGCGGACGTTAATATAATTAGTTCTGTTGATGAAGGCTCTAATGCTAATGGTTATCTTAACGCTCAACTCGGATTAGAAGGAGCTATTTCCAGTATTTCTGATGCTAATAGTCTGTTTAGTTTCTGGATTCTTATAGCTTGTAATGTTTCTGGAAACTCCAGTTCATCCAGCGTTACATTTATTTTTGAGAATTACCTTCTCGATGAGCAAAGTGTTCAAGATGGGCAGCCTGTCGAACTTTATCTTTTTGATAAAGATGAGGGGGCTGAGTTTTGGTCTTATACAAGTACAGATTACAATATTGTCCATGACGGTAGAACATATCTTGCAGAATTAATTAAGAGAGGTGATATTGTATTAGATTTAAACTCGTTAAAGACGAGATTAGAAGTAGAAGTGCATTTATCTAATCCATTTGTCAGAAATTTTATTAGTGAGCCAATAGAGGGAACCGTCAGGCTAACAATATATAGGAGGCATGCTGATTCCTATGCAACATATTGGAGAGGATATTTGCAAGGTGTAAAATTCCTATCTAAAAAAGTTATTATATTATTAGGCCTAAAAATAAGCAGTCTAAAACGATTTGGCTTAATGCGAAAATTCCAACGCAATTGTGGCCTTGCACTTTATTCTACTTGGTGCACAATATCTAAAACTAATCCATTATATTATGTGGATGGAACTATTAATTCAATAAGCGGAACGACTATAGACGCAACCATTTTTAGCTCTAAAGCAGATGGATGGTTCCTTGGCGGTATTTTTAAAACAGACAATGGAAGCTGCTTACAAAAGATTGTCTATCATTCAGGCACTGAAATAAAAATATCAAGATCTGTATCAGCAATTTCAGCAGGAGATACATTTAGGGCATGGGCAGGTTGTGATCACTTAAAAGCAACTTGTAAAGATAAATTTGCAAATAAATTAAATTATGGAGGGCAGCCATATTTGCCAGATAAGAATCCATTTACTGGTGATGCTGTAATGTAATGTTTACACTTAAAAAAATAAAATCTAAGCCGCTTAAAATATTGCTTCAAATACTGGCAGTAGTATTATTCTTAGACATACTAACAAGTCCTAAACCAGTTGTCGAAGATGGTACACCTCAATTGGCAATTTTGAATTTTATAGTACAAGTGGCTATAATGATAGCACTTTCTATGCTATTAGCACCAAAGCCAAAACAACCTGCTAAATTAAGGCCAGTAACTTTAGAACAATTTGATATCCCAACAGCAGAAGAGGGCCGTCCTATTCAAGTTCTTTTTGGAAAAAAATACGTTGCTGCCCCTAATGTAGTGTGGTTTGGTCATTTAAAAGCAACACAGATAATGGGCTAATAACTAATGAAAATTAAAAGAGCCAGAGATCCAGCAATTATAAAACATCTGCGCAAGTTTTTTACTGAAGATGGTGCTTTTACTCGTGATATAATTGCTAAAGAACTTTTTGAAATAATGGTAGCAGTTCCAGAAGAGATTTTTGTTGCTATTATTTTTGAGAATAATGAAATACATGGATTCGCTATTAGTTGGCTAATGGATAATAGAGAATATGTTTGGCTTGCTCAAGCATGGTCTAAACCCGGAAGTGGAAGAGGGTATGGTAAAATAGCTATCGATATGATTAAACAATGGGCAATAAAAGAATTTAATATTCATGAAATAAGATTTGAAACTGAACGGAATCCAGAAGCTATAGAAAGAGTATGGGGATTTAAAACCCATGCTTATATTATGAAGAGTAATTTTTAATATGAACTACTTCCCGCAAAAACTTAATAACAATATTGAATTTGACCGTAGTTTTGATGGTTTTGATTTAAAACAATACAAGGGTATAATTCAAGTTAAACGAAATGGATATGAATTTCAAATATCTTCAAATCCATTTTCTTCAGTTAAATATAAGGGTAAAAAGAAACAAATTGTTGGATACAAGTATTCATTAGGGATGCACATGATTGCTGGTCATGGAAACATCGATGCTTGTGAAAAAATTAAGGTTGGAGAAAAAGTAGCGTGGGCGCATTCTAATGTTCTTAAAGATTCACATACAACAATTGTTACATCATACTGCTTATCACCAGGAGTAATATATGGACAGACTTTTACAACAACTTCTTCTTATACTTTAAATTCAATTAGCTTAATGGTGTGGAGAAATTGGAATGCGTATCCAGGAACCATATATGTATCTCTAAGAGCGACTGATGTATTAGGTATGCCAACTGGACCAGATTTAATAAATGGATCATTCGATGGCGATACAATAATAGAACAACCGGCTTCGTTAAGTCTTGCTGAATGGAAAGAAGTAGAATTTGATGCACCAATAATTTTGGATGACGCTACAAAATATGCATTTATATTCAGCGTTCTTCCGTATCCAACAGTCGGATACGGTGGTTGTAATTTTAATGCAGACAGTGTCGGAACTAATTATCCTGGCGGTACAGCAGTTACATCACTTGATGGTGGAGTAACTTGGGCTGAAGAAATTAGTGTTAACGATATACTTTTCAAGTGTTATAAAAAAGATGGGAGTGCACCTAATTCAACGATTACAATTTCTAATAATGATTTATTTGGTGGTGATAAAAGTGAAGGCGGTATAATTGGTAATGTCGATTTAATGTTTGGTGCGGCAGATCAAATGCAGAATAGTTATCTCACAGCAAGACTCGACACTGATATACCTGCATTTCGTGGTCTTTGGGGAGCAGTTTTAAATCAAGTTTATATTGGGACAAGCCCATATTTAAAGCCGTGGAGTTTTTTACTAAAAAGAGTTAGCAAACAAATTAGCGGCGAAGTTCAGTGGTACAAAGAAAAAGCTGTATTAAGGCCAAGAGAAGTAGCAGGGGATGATTTAAACGCTGCACACATAATACGTGAATGTTTAATTGATAAAGAATGGGGCTTAGGTTTTGATGCAACAGAAGATATTGATGATAATGCTTGGAAAGAAGCCGCAAATATTTTATATGAAGAAGGTTTTGGCCTATCAATACAGTGGGATCAAGTCATTCCTGTAGAAGATTTTATTGATGATATTTTAAATCATATTGCTGGAATTTTATATCAAGATTTAGCAACAGGAAAGTGGATTCTTACTTTAACGAGAGATAATAATTTTTCAATAGCATATGATAGCTATATAACTGGTGATAATTCTCAAGCAACTATAACTCCAACGCAAAATAAGCAATATGCTCAAACATTTACAACATCACGAACGTATCAACCTGCTTATTGT